CCAACCTCCCGCCCACTACGTATGCACGTACGTAGTTCTACTCCATCACTCTAATTATGGTCTGGTCGGTAAGGCTGCCAGTCGTAGTCTAGACGTAGCGCACATAGGCCTAGAGATGGGCAGGGGGGTGGCGTAGGGTGTGACCCCAACTCCTCGTCCCCCCCAAAAAAATATGTATTTTCCTAGATTGCTTTATGGGATAGCCATGCTATGATATGGTTATAGCTTTATGAGTGAGGTAGATATGTTAGAGATAGAGAGAGAGCAAGGGTATGCGATGCCCACACCAAGGGTGGTATATGCGTACCCGTATGAATCTATGGATATAGGGGATTCTTTCACTGTGCCAGTGGTAGCCAGGGCGAAGGTATTGAACGCTAACTACAGGGCTGGCAAACGGTTAAAGAAGGTGTTTATAGCTCGCACAGAGGGAGAGATTGTGCGTATATGGAGGATGGCATGAAAGTAGAACTTAACGTAGAAGACAAGATTACTTCTGTAGACCTTGTTGACCAGTTGGTGAGGGCAAGGCTGGAGGACATTAAGCAAGAATTAGAGAAGTGGAATGATTGTCCAGAGGAGCTTGCTGCTTGCAAGACTTTATTGGCTTGGATGATTCCATATACAGGTGACTGATGTCAGACCGTGTGTACTTAGAGATGGCAGAAGCAAGGATGTTGGTAGCAAGCTACTTTGCTGCCAAGAAGACACACGGGGTAAAGGAGGCTAACAAGTTCTTAATAAAGCAGATGAAGCCTTTGGAGAAGTTGTATGGCAAGGGTGTGGATGAACGGTTAGCGCGGTACATGCGGGTGATTACTGATACCGAGATGGTAGAGGAGGATACATGAGGGTTGCGGTTGTTACGCCTTACTGGAAAGAATCTACGGAGGTATTAGAGAGGAATCACAAGAGTGTGATGGCACAGACGCATTGTGATTTGGTGCATTACATGATTCAGGATGGAAACCCTTTCAACAGTGTTGGGGTATTGGCAGGGTGGGACATTACCCATGTTCAACTGCCTCACTGCGGTGACTACGGGGATACCCCTAGATTAGTGGGATGTGCTTTGGCAGATGCCGCGGGGGTAGATGCTATTGTTTTGTTGGATGCTGACTGCTGGTTAGAACCAGAGCATATTGCCAACATGGTGAAGCGGATGCAGGAGACAGGGGCGGCTGTTGTGACTTGCCCTCGTAACTTGTGGAGGATGGATGGGACAGAGATGGGTGTGGATTCTGAATCTAACGGGATTCATTTCAATGACACTAACTGCTACTTGGTTTCACGTGAAGCCTTCTATCTATTTCGGCAGTGGGGATTGAAAGACAGGAAACTGTGCATAGTTGATGACAGAGTGTTCTGGAAAGCTGTGCAGGAGTCTGGCCTAAAGATAACCCGTAACCCCACCGCTACTGTGAACTACCCCACTAGCTTTGCGTTTCATTACGAAGTAGCAGGGGAGAAAGTTCCTGACGGGGCTAAAGTGATTGTCGGCAGCGGCAGTGATTACAAGATGGTAAGTTACCCAGAGTTTTTAACAATGAGGGATTCAGCATGAAGGTAGAGATTTATACGTTGGCTTGGCCTAACACTGACAAACGGATGTTGGAAGCCCATACCAATGTGTGCAAGCACTTGGGGCTAGATGTTGCTTACAGCATAGAGCAGACACCGCACGGTGCTTGGATGGACAGGATTATGGATAGCAGCACCGCCGATGTGGTGGGCTTTCTTGATATTGACTGCGTACCTACCAACAGGGCAGTAGTGGACAACGCCGTGGCTTGGGCTATGGTCAATCAGTCTTTTGTGGGCATTGCCCAGGCAAGCAACCATATCTGGCCTAAGTCTCATATCTTTGCTGCTCCTGCTTTCTTCTTCATGTGGAAAGATACTTGGCGGGAGTTGCGCCAGCCTACCTTCTCAGAGACGGAGCAGAGTGATGTGGCAGAGAATGTTTGCTACGCCGCAGAGATGTCAGGAATACGCTACAAGACTTTGTACCCTACCCATTGGACAGCACCACCAGACGAAGGCGTGTGGAGGCTGCATACCTACGGCTTGTACGGCATTGGCACACACTTTGAAGAAGGCGTGTACCACTTGTTTCAAGGACGTATGGAACAGAACGTACAGATGTTTGTTAACAGGTGTGATGACATACTGGCAAACAGATTTACCACTGACGCAATGATTGACAGCCGCCACGACTACCACGGAAAAAAAGTCTTGTGAACTTTGACCTGCAAAAGTTTTACAAGTTCTGTAGTGAACTCAAGATTGAAACCAAGGAGGAAGGCCTGAAGAAAATGGGTACTCTGCTTGGAACGCAGACGTATGTCATGGAGGAAATTCAAAAGGGATTACAGGATGACATCCATTTCTTTGTTATCTTGAAAGGCCGCCAGCTAGGTATCACTACCGTATCCCTAGCCCTTGACCTCTATTGGCAGTTCACCCACCCTGGTTGGCAAGGTACGCTGGTGGCAGACACAGAAGAAAACAGGGACATGTTTCGCTCTACGCTTGGCATGTACATAGAAGGATTACCCAAAGAATACAAAATTCCTTTGATTGCCCATAACCGCAACCAAATGGTTTTGAAAAACCGCAGTCGTATCTTTTACCAAATTGCAGGTAACAAGTCTCGCTTGGGGCAGGGTAAGGCAATTACTTATCTGCACGGTACAGAGACAGCTTCATGGGGCAATGAGGAAGGTTTAGCTTCTTTGATAGCTTCTTTGGCAGAAAAGAACCCTGAGAGACTGTATCTGTTTGAAAGTACAGCCCAGGGCTTTAACATGTTTCACGACATGTACAAGACTGCTAAGACCGCCAAGACGCAACGGGCTATCTTCTGCGGCTGGTGGCGCAATGAATACTATTCTGTTGACCCTGAATCCAGTATCTACAAAGTCTATTGGGATGGCAAACTAACCCCAGAAGAAAAGGAATGGACTAAAGATATTAAGAAGTTGTACAACTATGAGATAAATTCTAGGCAGATGGCTTGGTGGCGGTGGAAAATGTTGGAAGGTATTAAGGACGAAGACCTGATGTACCAAGAATTTCCGCCCACAGAAGATTACGCTTTTGTAATGACAGGTACAAGTTTCTTCTCTCACAGCCGTTGCACCGATGCTGCCAAGATTTCTAAGAAGACAGACTTTGATTGCTACCGCTACGTCTTTGGGCAAAACTTTCAAGACACCGAAGTTGTTAAATCAACTGAGAGATTAGGTACGCTAAAGATATGGCAAGAGCCTATTGATTCCGCTTACTACGTTATTGGTGCTGACCCCGCTTACGGGAGTAGCGATTGGAAAGATAGATTCTGTATTCAGATTTTCCGCGTGTATGCCAACGGGCTAGACCAAGTAGCGGAGTTTGCTACCAGTGAAATGAACACCTACCAGTTTGCTTGGGTGATTGCTCATCTTGCAGGTGCTTATAAAAACAGCACACTCAACTTAGAAGTTAACGGCCCTGGTCAAGCCGTGATTAACGAACTGCGTACTCTGCGCCGACAAGCCTCTAGCATTGGCGGTTCTACTGGACGAGACTTGCTAGACGTACTTGGCAGCATGACCAACTACCTCTGGCGGCGCAACGATAACTTGGGCGGCCCTGGCAGCAGCATTGGTTTCTTGACAACCAGTTCTACCAAAGAACGGATGCTCGCTTACATGAAAGACTATTTTGAGCGCACAATGATGAATGTGTATAGCATGGACTTGTTGGAAGAAATGAAAACAATTGTTCGTGAGAACGGGTTTATTGGTGCGCCTGGACGAGCAAAGGATGACCGCGTAATAGCAGCAGCCTTGGCGTGTGTTGCGTTTGCAGAACAAGTCCAGCCCCGCCTCATAGCTCAAAGGCTCACCCGTGAAGTCAGCCAACAGATGCAAGACAAGAGCGCAGAAGAACTTTCTACTGCCACCAATGTAAGCAATTACTTAAAACGTATAGGGATGTACGGCTCATGATTTGTTTAACCAAGGCAGAACTACTGCGTCAAATGAAACGCTTTGTCAAAGACAGTGAGCGCGGCATATCTATTGCTCTGTTTTGTGAGCTTGCAGGGATAAACAAACAACATTTCTACGATGTATTTGTTTACAGGTCTGAACCATTGACCGCATACATCCAGTTGCGGGTTAGCAAAGCCTACCAGCAGTGGAAAGAAGGCAACGTAAAGATTATGAAACGCAAAGACAATACAAGGTTTGTGGACTACCGCAAACAACCAGAGCCAGTGTTTTTGCCTGGCATGGGGCTAAAAGTTACGCCAGACGGCATAAAAATCAAGGTTGGTATGGTCAACCGCCATGATTACAGTGAACTTGACCTTAACGAAGCACTTAGAGGGTAACTATGGCTATATTACGAGACTACTACTGCGATTCACATGGCGTGTTTGAGGCATGGGAGGCAGAGTGTCCCATGAAGCATTGCAAAGCCACCATATCTATCATTCACCTCAAACCAGTGGGTACACGGTCTGCCAAGACTGCAAAAACAGATAAAACTTTGCAAAACTTGGCTTTAGACTTTGAGATGACCGATATTAAGTCCACCAAAGAAGGTGAACACCAAACAGGCTATCTCAGCCGCAATAACAAGCTATCCAAGAAAGAATACGCCGAAGCAACCGCCGCCAGTGAGCATTTTGAGAACCAAAAGAAAAAAGAAGGCAGCCCAGGCGATGCCGCAATATGGGGAAATGGTGGTAACATTTCTATGAAGTCCGTTCTTGGGGGACAGTTTAAGTCCTTGAAGGGCGAACCAGTAGGTATTAACCCGAAGGAAGCTGGCAATTTGACAGGGCCTAAGCCCGCAAGTTACTATGCAGACCACGAAAACTTATCCATTCCTAAGTCATGAAAATCCCAAAGGATGCAATTGACAGGGAACTTTTCTATCTTGACCTGATACAGAAGTGCCTTGTCTCGCGGGAAGAACGCAAACCAGACTACGCTTCACTGCGTAGCTGGTATTTGTTCGGCAATGGCCCAAGTGAAACCCCTGCGCTATACAACAAAATCTTTCCGCACATTGACCAACTGACTTCATTTTTGTATTCAGCGGAAACCACAAGATTTAGCATTAACATTGGTGCAGCAGTTAATGATGCTGAACACAGTAAGATTCCAAACCTTACTCGCGCACTCAATGACGAATGGTTAAACAGCAATGCTGACCAAGTTTTTTCTCAAGCAGTCTCGTGGTCATTAGCGTATGCCTCTACCTTTGTTAAAATAATTATCAACAATGGTATTCACCCGTACATGGTTGAACCTGGCAGCATGGGCGTGTTGCGTGAAGACAGCCCATACACGGATAGACAAGAGGCTGTAGTACAAACGTACTACATTACCAAGTCTGAACTTTACAACCGTCTGTACTCACATCCCAAACGTGACCAGATTGTTAAGCGTGTTAGTTCTACCCAACACGAAAGGACAGAAGTATCCAATGGCGTAGAGCGTATTGTGCTGTCTGCCTCCAACCCAACAATGTACGGTAACGTCAATTTGGATTTGGCGGGGATGAACAAATACAAAGCTACGGTTGCAGAAGACACCGTAGAGATGGTTGAGTTGTGGGTGTGGAACGATGACACCAACGATTATCAAGTAGTAACTCGCGCAGAACCAGACGTAATTATTTATGACCGCCCTGGAGAACAAGTATTCTTAAAGGGTGAACTGCCCTTTGTGCAAGTTTGTCCTAACCCACTGTACGACTATTACTGGGGTGCGTCAGAAGTTTCTCGGTTGATTTACCTACAACAGCTACGAACCAAGCGTATGTCAGAGATTCTTGACTTGTTAAGCAAGCAAGTATCCCCGCCTACTGCCCTGATTGGCTTTACAGGTATCTTGGACGAAAAGAATTTTGCCCTTAATCGTGCAGGTGGCTTGTTAGCAACCGATATGCCTAACGCCAAAGTTGAAAAACTTGCCCCGACTATCCCTCAAGATTTGTTCAAAGAGATTGGCGAGATAGATTCAATGTTTGAAGAAGCCTCTGGTATTGTTTCTGTTCTGCAAGGCAAGGGCGAATCAGGGGTACGTTCCTCTGGTCATGCTTCTCAATTGGCTCGTTTAGGTTCTAGCAGGGCTAAAAAACGGGCATTGATTATTGAAGATAGCCTAGAAAAGCTGGCTACCTTGTATCTCAAGTGTATGCAGGTGTATGACAACACCCATTTCAAAGATGCAAATGGCAATAAGTTCATTGCAGAACAATTTACTAAAGACTTTGTGGTTAAAGTAGATGCACACAGCAACAGCCCTATCTTTATGGAAGATTTGCGGCAGTTAGCCTTTAATTTGTACAAGTCACAGGTTATTGACAAAGAATCGCTGCTTGATTTGCTTGAACCTCCCATGAAACAAATGTTGAAAGACAGATTGAAAGTTATGGAGAAAAAA